TCTCCAAGCCTGTGAATTCTTCCATCGTGTAAATGCGCCCAATGTTCTTATTCAGCGGGTTATTCATCGACAGCGTGACAGTGACCGATTCCGCATCGAGTGAGCAGTCTTTCACGTACAGCGACCACTCGCTTATCGGGTTGTTCATATCAGCCGAGTCAAATAGCCTGAACGTTGCCACTATCGGCTTCATTCGAGTGTTTGAGCGCCATAGCTTAAGTTGCTGCTTAAAGTCCTGTGCGACTCGACTAAACTTAACTGATGCATCGATAATCGGCGTTTTGCTCTGCTGACTCTCTGCTAGCTCGAAGTTGCATGGCTGATACTCAACGCCGCCTAAGACTTTAGGCTCTATCTGCAAGCTGACTAAATGAATGTTTCCGAATGAGGGATGGTAGAACTGGATGGTCTCGTAGAATGTGCGCATCGGTCGTTGCGCTCGGTACTCTCTTAACTTCATTCTCCCCCCTTGCATCTAGGTAATCGCTCAGTGACTACAATATCGAGCAAGCCCCAATCCCTTGGCGGTATCTCTACGATTAAATCGCCAAACTCGTCATCTTCATTAAATAGCTTGCGGCAGATAACCGATCCCGTCCAAGTTACTACGCTGCCATTAATCGACGTTTGCACCGGATAACTAACAAAGTGAAGCTCCTGAGGTTGCAGTCCAGAACCGCCAAGATTAATCGGCATCCTGAACCACTTAGTGCAGTTGTCCAAATAATTAGGGCTTCTCAACCATTGCTGAAAAGCCCTTTCCTCTCCTAACTGGAATATCCACTTAACATTCCAAACCGTTTTAATGTCATCCGTTAGCTTCTGGAATATCGGCGCTCCAACTTGAGGCTGATCTGTTCGAAACCCAGTATCAAACGTCATATTCTTATCCGCTTTTTGTGGTAACGGGAACCATTCAGGGTAGTCGATTATTTCCATGGATAGCCTTTACAGTCTGGTAGTTGCTGTGGTGTTTTGAGTGATTGAACGATGCATCGGCCCCTTCTCGTGCATATCAGTTAAGAATGCTTGAACTGTCAACGTATCTCCGTTTTGTGATGCCTGCGCTTCAAATTGATGCTTGCCTGATGAGTAGTCGTTGAATTCAATGTTCAAGGTAATTCCATTACCGCTACCTTGCATATCCTTATTCGATATAACTCGCCCATTGTCACCCGATATCATGTATTGCTTGCCAGAACTTGCGCGATATATCTCAGGCTTTCCATGCTCGCCAACTCGGTACATTTCACCTGCATTTACTGGGCCGCCGTTGTATCTCGCACCCGCCAACCCCATCATCGACATTGCTTGGCCAGATAACATTGATGTTTTGAACGCTCCGAGTCCCGTTGCTGAAGCAGCGCCGCCAGTAGCAATTGATGCAGCAATAGCAGCTGGTGTCCATGCGGCAAGTGCGGCGGTTCCTCCTGCGGCAGCAGCGGCAGCATTAGCGGCTTGAGAAGCAACACCTAATGTCTTGCTTAAGACAAAGTTTTTAAGCATCTCCACGCCTAACTGAACATATGAATTCAGCACGCTGTTGAGGATGGTGTTACCTAGTGACCTTGCCGCATCCGACATATCCATTGTTTTTGTCAATAGACCAGTCATGACATTGGATGCATTACCGCCTAGCGAATCAATTGCTGATACCAGTGCTTCATATCCCGTAGATTGATTACGCATTAGCTCCCACTGCGCCGCTGTTTGCTGCTCCTGATACTGCTTATCCATTGCTGTAATTAGCATGTGATATTGCATATCTGTTGCGGATTTAGCGGCTGTGTACTGCTCATGGGTTATTTGCTGCTTAGCATATGAATCAGTGAGTAATTGCTGCTCTTGGTCGTAATACTCTTTCATCATTGCTAGCTTGCGAGTGTTTTCATTGGCTAATGCTTGAATAGGGTCGAACTTGGCGCGGTTTTCACCAATATCTGTGATGATATTGTTTGAGGTTGTTTCTATGCGAATATCAGACATGCCCTGCTCGAATGCCTGAGTTGCCTCTCGGCCTAATCGCGTAAACGTTTCTTTATCAATGAATCCCTCATCAAACATGCGGCGAATAGTTTTAGCTTCCTCTCCGAATTCACGGGCCAGTTTTAATTCTGGAGTAGCTTCTTGCGCTCGATTGAAATCGCTGATTTTTTGAGTGAGATTATAAATTTCTTCAGCTTCTTTGGATGCAGCTTCTTTTTGCTTATCTGTTGCTTTAGAACCTAGTTTCTGAGCGGCTTCAAACGCTGCCATCTCTTTATTTACATCCTCAACACCATTGCTCAGCAATTCGTAACGTTTTTTGAGTGCCTCTACCTCATTTTGTTGGCGCTTTAACCCTTCCTCTGCCTTGTCCTTTTTAGTACCAGTTCTGCCTTTCTTCTTACCGTCAGATATTTGCTTGGTTAACTTAGCTGCCGTTTCGCTTAATTTAATATATTCCTTTGCATCATCGCTATTTTCATCCCACCCAGAATGTTTAATCATCATTTGAGCGTTGAATCTAATAGCAGCCTCTTCTCCTTGATTTAATCTAATGGTGAGTTCTTCAACCTTTTCTTTCATCTTATCAACAGCTACACCTAGTGTAAGATCTTTGTTGAATTGAAGTATTGATTTTAAAGAATCCACTGCGTCAGCAGCGTCCTTACCATAGATACCTAATTTTTCTAATTTTTCCTTGAAATCATTTATAGCGATCGTGCTTCTAGCAACGTCATCACCATCAAGCATTGATCTAGAAAGCATCTCATTTTGCCGTACCAAATCCTTTGTTTCTTTGTTTAAAAGATTTTGTGCCTTGACCTGAGACATTGTCATGCCCTCAGTTTTTCTGGCTTGCTCAGATGCCCGATCTGCTGCCTCTGCAAACATTAATATTCGCTGTGCTGCGTCATCTGCAAGCGCTTTGTTTTTATTTAGCTTCTCATTTAAAACATCAGTAGAGCCAAATAAATCAGCTGTTTTTAGGGCTTGGCTGGTATGGTTTATTTCCTTTTCATATTCCTTTAATTCCTCTGATACTTTCCTTATGTCTTTTCCAAATTTATCTGCTGCATACTTTGCTTGAGCATTATTTAGCTCATCTAACTTATCAATTGAGTCGTCTATTTTTTTATTAAACTCATCAATTTTATCTGTGTTGCTCATTGCTTGATAAAGTGCATACACACCAGCCGCTACAAGCAGAATGATCCCAGTAGGCCCACCAAGTAAGGCCATGACACTTCTTAGCCCATTCATTGCTATCACTTGAGCCTTAGCCGCCATTGTTGCTTTTTCTTTTGCTAGTGCCGATGCTTCATCAGCAGCAATAACTGTTGCTGTTGCTTGAGCTTCCAGTCCCTTAGCTTTATTTAGCTCGATAGTTGTATTGTTTAGGTTTTCTTTTGCTGACTTTACTTTATCCTCGGCCTTCCATACATCATTTGCAATTTCAGTTGACTGTTTATCAATCTGGTTTTGCGTTCTCTGAACAGCCGTTCTTGCTTTAGTAACCTCTGCCAATGTTCTCTCATTGCTAGACATCTCATTATTCAATTCAGCTTGCCTTAACTGATATTGTTGAGATTTTTTGAGAGCCTCCAGGCTTTCCAGACTCACCGTTTTTCTATCGGCTAGTGCTTCTGCCACCTGCAACTCTGACTCAGCAAGCGTTACTGCTTCCTCTGCGGCTTTTCGTTTCTCTTGTGTTGACAATACTAACTGCGATGCTTCTGCTTGGTATGATTGGGCTTGTTTTTGCATCGCCTCAGCATTTTTAATCTCTTCTGCCGTGGCATTAATAGCGGCTTGTGTGTGTTTAATTAGCGATTCGGTTGCGTTTCCAATATTACCAACATAACCAGCACCCAGTGAGCCAGAAACTGTACTCAACACACCTGTAAATCTATTGTGCGTCTGAGCTGCTTTTTCTGTCGCGGCTGAATTAGCACCAATTTTTCCAGACAATTGAGCCATGTCACGAGATAACTTATTTATCTCTGGCATCTTCATTGCTACGCCAACCTGAGAGGCAACCTTGTCTAATTTGTTTAATGAAGTCGTGGCCTTATCGGTACTCTTTTCTACATTGTCCATTACTCTGTTAACTTGCTTTTCACCGACAAGCAACTCTTTAATATCCATGCTTACATCGTAGTGGATACCGCCTGCTGACTGACTATCTGACATAATTATTTTCCTCTAGAAAAAAGAAAGCCCCGTCAAATTGACGGGGCCTATGCATAAAAATATAGGTTAATTTATAGTGAGCTTTTTTTGGCTGATTCTATTTCATTTAAACAATCTTTCTCATTGCTAAATGAATATTGAAGAAACAGGAAGCCATTAGAACTACTGTTTGCTCGCGCTTCAACGCCAATATCCACTATATCGCTATCCTTCATAGCTTCATTTTGCTTTTTCCATCTTGCTGACAAGAACCTTTCATCCTTAGATAATGCAGTCATCCAATATTGCGGATCCTGCCAAATAGAGCCAGAAATCAGTGTATCAGTACGCTTTGATGTGCCGTAAATAGACTCTAAAGACTTAACCAAATCCCAAAACTTATCTTGCAACTGTAGCCCATGAGAATTGTTTTTTATATCCTTGCCTATGGCTCTTATTTGGCACAAACCAACTGTTGGCGATATGACCAATCCAAAAGAATCAAAACTTGCGTTGTTTTTTGGCGACTGACTAACTATATATAAATTTTCTTCTTCACGAACAAGCTTTACATCAGCGCCTGTCATGTCTTCAATATTTTTTCTCGTCAGACCCATTTTAAATCCAAATGGACCATTTTCAGGTGGCAACAATGCAGGTGCGGAGTCAGCACTTTCATTTTTAAGATTAACCTTACCATCTTTCTCGGGCTCTTTACTGACTGCTACCGTCTCAGCGTTATCGTTGATCATTAACCCATACTTAGCTGATAAATACTTTTGCTGTAACATAGCTAAAGTTTGCTCTTGCGTGGCAATTGTGGCCAATTTCATAGATAGAATTAACCCGCCAGAGTATTGTTCAGCGTCTTTTTTTTCAGCTTTAATATCTTCTTCTGCTTTAGCTATTTCCAATTCTAGTTGCTTTGCCAACTCAGGGTTTTGTTGGACGCCTTCGATAACTATATCTATCTTAGCTCCTGACTCTATCGCATTAATACGCTGTTGAAGTAAGGCTTTGTTTGTCTCTAAAACTTCAGCTCGTGTTTGAATTAAGGCCTTAATAAGCCCACCTGCATATTTATCTTGGTCTAACTTTGCATTTGATAAGCTTTTCTCTGTTGCTGCTAATTCAGATTTTAAGTTGCTAACCTGTTCAATTTCTAATGGACTTAATTCTTTTTGCCCGCAACCAACAACAATAAATGCGCCAATGACAACTGCCAGTAAAGTCTTCTTCATCCCATCACCTATTTGTATTATAAATTTAATTTATGATAGCCCGAGGCGTGTGCAAAACAAAGCAAAAGACCTCAGTTAAGAGGCATAATGTGTGATCTGGATTACAAGCCCATCCTTGGGCTATGTGTAGGTTAGGCTAATAACCTGCCTGATTTAGTACCTTGCAAGCTCATGAGGTTGGCGTAAATAGCGCCGTTCATTTCTGCTAGTCTTCTTGTGACTTCATACTCTAAATTAGGATTAAGCTTCTCAATTGCTGGCGCTAGCGTGGTTCTCCACTCTTCTCTAATCGCTCTGAGGTGATTAAATGCCACATTAGTATTTGAAAGTAGGGTCTTTGTATCTTTCCTGCTGGCAATATCAAGTTGCATGATTGTAGCTCTCAGGTGATTGCGTAATGCTCTTAGCTGAATTTGCGCAGCCGACACATCAACACCTGCCGATTGCAATTTATTTAATAAAACACCTACGGGGTTCGGATATTCAGGCGCAGTTTTCAACATGCAACGAGGATAAGCGTCTGCATGAGATAGCGCTTCTTTCTTATTAACGCTTTCTTCTTCAAATAGCCAATCGAACTCATCGAAGAATGACATAGGCATAGCTAAGATTTCTAATCCAACCTGTGGTAATTGCTGTTTAGGTAAATACTCTCCTTCGAGCGGAACACGCGCAGCCAGTGATAATGCTTCTGTGAATTTGTCACTATCAATTTCTTTGTACGTGCAACCAAAATGACTTTTTAACGACGACCACATAGTGATCATTGCTTTTGCTTGCATATCTTTAGGTAATGCTTTACCACGATTCAAAACGAGTTGTTTAATTGCCTCTTGCTGCTCTGAGTTAATGCGTCCAGCGATTTGTTTACCTTGTTTAGCCTTAACTTCGCCAGTAGTCCAGTATTCATGTAATACAAGAAAGCATTCTTCTTGATACGCGACTAGTTTACTTCGAATACTTTCTTTCACCTTCGATGGGTTAATACTGAACAGCCAGCCATTTAATTTCTTTAATGGCATACAAAGAACATCACGTAATTTTTTATCTGTAGCAACCATGTTCATATGAACACAGTTGAATTTATCATTGTTTTCATTAATTTTTCTTAATTGAGTTGACCAGCTCATACCAAGGTTCTCGACAATAGGTTTCATTGCAACATAAGCAACACCTTCTGCCATTGCAGTAATTATTTGTTGTCCGTGAAACTGAATGTTTGATGTGCTAACTGGCTCAATAATTGCTATACTGTTCATGGTTCGTTTCTCGTTAAGTTTCGGACTAAATTTGAAGCCCTGACTATCGCAAGTAGTTGGGGCTTTGCTTTTTATATAACTATCAACCTCAGCAATTCCAGAAAACCTTTTATAAGTTGTAAAACCTTTTCTGTTGATGTGTCGGTTGTTAATATTAGTCGGTTTGAATAAGTCCTTTTCAGGCCAACCATCCTGCAATCGACGATCTAGCGTACTGATGTTAATGCCTGATAATTCAGACCATTCGTTCAGTGTCCTTATTTCGCCATTTATTTCATAATGCACTGTTCCATATCGCTTATGAGGGTCTATTTTTACTCCATAAGATTCAGATAGTGGCCTGCAACCTAAGCGCATCCTGTTTCTATCAGCCATATCTCTTGCATTATCCTTCGCACTTCCAATATATAAATGTTCTGGATTAACACATGATGGGTTGTCACACTTGTGTAATACCCACCATTTACCGCTATTTTCCTCAGGAATTATTGGAGCGTTAAATAGTTCATACATGGATCTATGTGCCGACCATATACGCCTTTCGAAAGAAAAATTACCATAACCATCATAATTTTTACTTCCTCGCCACACCCAGCAACAGGTTGAATTATCCTTTTCAACCTTAGCTAACATTTTCTTTTTGAATAACTCAATATCCTTTATTTGAGCTATAGTTTTTATCTTTTTCATCATCTTTAGTATTTAAATATCATGAAATGTCATGTAGGATAATACACATGAACTCACATCACGGTCAATACTTTTGATGATATTTTATGACAAATCATGACACTTTAGCTGGCAGGTTAACAAGAAGACGAGCTGAGCTTGGTTACACTCAAGATTGGGTAGCTAAGTTAACAGGGATTGCTCCTGCTCAAATATCAAGATACGAATCTGGTGTAAATAAACCTCGTCCAAAGACAATTGCAGCCCTTGCGGAAGTGCTGTCTGTTCCATATGAGTGGTTAGCTACTGGGGATGAAACTAATTTCTCCATAGATGCACCAAAGGCCGAAGGGGAAACCGACCATTGGTTTCATTTTCCCACAGACGTATACGATGCGCTTATGGCACAAGCAGAAGAAACTGGAAAGACATTTAACGAGATAGTTATACAGAGACTGAAACTATACCAAGAAATGGTTGAGCGTGGGATTATCAATGATGATGACATGTCTGACAAAAAATAATACAACAAACTGATAAATAAGGATGTTTAAGATGTCTAAAATAATACCTCCAAATTTTAAAAGCGAGTCTTTTACTTGCCCTCATTGTGGTGCTTTTTCGCAGATGATATGGGCTAATCTAATAATTAGCGCCTCAATACAAGGATTTTATGGGCCCATTAAAGCTATTTATAGTCAATTTTGGCAAGCTCAATGTGCCGCTTGTAGTCAGCCGAATATATGGATAAAAAAAAATAAACGCATGACGGAAAATGATGAAACTTACTCTTATGGAACAATGATATACCCTACTGCCAATACGGCCCCTCTACCACACGCAGATATGCCTCCAGAAGTTAAACAAGATTACTGTGAAGCAGCAAGCATTCAGCAAAATTCTCCTCGAGGTGCTGCCGCATTACTGCGCCTTGCACTGCAAAAATTATGCAAACACCTTGGTGAAAATGGAGAGAACATTAATGCTGATATTAGATCCCTTTCTTTAAAAGGCAAAGTACCTGAAGAAGTCATTCGTATGGCAGATGTACTGAGAATAACGGGAAACTGCTCAGTTCATCCCAGTGAAATGTCCAGCGAAGATATCGATGAGGTTTCTGATGGCTTATTTGACCTAATAAATTATATTGTCAAAGAGGCCATTTCAGACCCTGCCTTTCGTTCTTCTATGTACAGTAAAATGCCAGAACACCTCAGAAAAAAGGCAGAAGAGCAAGATGCGAAAAATAGGGAAAAACCCTAACCACCCAGCCCAAGGACGGGCTAGATTAACTATTGAGCAATATAATCAGCGGTCAATATCATTATATTTCCACCATGTTTGTTGCAATCAATCCTGACTACATGTTTTGGTGTCCATGTTGTTAATGTGTACGTGTATTCAAAATTAGTCACTGATGTCATTTTATGGTCGATTGTGCCAGATGCGTAAATAGCCCCTGCCGATAGTTTACATAAGTCATAATGCATTTTTTCAGCATAAATAAAATCCCAATCACCATAATCAGACCTTTTCCCATCTGGTGCTAATGAGTCAATGTTATTGTTAGAGTGTGCATTAAAACCAAAGCACATCATCATTAGCAAGCTAGCAGCTACGTATCCTTTCATCTCACCATCCCATCAATTAGTTTCAGTAATGTTAGCTTAGCGGGAGTGCAAATTGAAGCAAAGCTGGCTGTTACATCACTATTGCCTATAAATTCACATGCAAGTATCTTAAACAAAAATAATAACGCACTAGATTAGGATGAATTATGGATATAAAAATAGGACATCCCATTGATATTTCATTTGAAACCATTGGATTTGAGGATAAATATGGCTCAGTTGAATTCAAAATAACAATAATAACGAGTGGATTCGATTATCACCAATCAATGAGCCTAAATACATGGTTATCATATTGTGATATTGATGAGTTCATAAAAAACTTGAGTGAAAACAACGAGTCAAAACTAACTGATTTAAGTGATGGTTTTAACCTAACAATTAATTCAAGTGAAAATTATATCGAATGGTCACATGTAGAACATCGATATTCAGAAAATATATTTTCAACATTTAAAGTCAGAAGAGAACTTAATGACTTTTACCCTAGCATTGTAGAGGCGTTTAAGGATTACCCTAGGTGGTGGGGAAAATAACTCCAATCAAACAAAAACCTGCCGAAGCAGGTCTAATTACACCTCTCATCCCATATCCTCTGGAAATCTTCTTCAGATATAGTTTCACCTTCAAAGTCGAATAAAGGGATGGAGAATACGCACTCGCCTTCTTGATTCGCTGCAACCTCAACAATAAATCTTTTGTACTTATAAGGCAGGTCATCTTTGAATGTAAACACTTCTCCACAAACATCACCTACAGCCTTGCGGCTCATGCTTTTACCTGCTTGGTAAAAAGTAACATTTCTCATGTCGGCTGCTTTTGGCTGATGCATAAGGTCAATTACAGCTTGTTTAGCGCCGTCAATAATAGTTGGTTTTTTACTGGTGTTAATTGATACACCTATAACAAAAGTTAATAATACCAACAGAAAAATACACAGAACTCGCAAAATTTTAGCATGCACACTAAATTACCAACCGTTAAATCAGATGATTAAAATGTACCCTCAATGCAGAGTTCAGGCAATAAAAACCAACTAAAGTAGGCTAGCTAGACTTCCTATTTTCAAAGCATAAGAAAAGGTGATACTTTACGTCACACTAAAACATTAAAATATTACTTATCCCTGAGACATCTAATGAAAAAGATTTTACTTCTCCTGCTACTGCCTATGCCAATTGTCGCTCAAACTTACCTTTGGGATGGGAATTCTGTGCATGAATACAACCAAGCAAGAGAGCGCCTAATGAATGACACTCTGTTAGATGCTAATGACGTTGTTAAGTCAGGTATGTACTCTGGTTATATTGCAGGAACATTTGACCTTGGTTCAGGCATTCTTTTCTGCCCACCACATAATGTTACTTTGAATCAGGCTATGGATGTTGCAGCTAAGCGCCTAAAGAATTCACCTGAAGCTCGTAACAAGCAAGCTAGTCATCTGGTAGTGGATTCATTTATTAGCGCATGGCCATGCCCAAAGAAATGAGTTATTTGTGTGAGTTTTTCCCTATACTCAGGCAATAAAAAACCCACCGAGGTGGGCTAGTCGTATGGCGTTAGCTATTTGTATTCTGATTTATATTGCTCAGCTAAAACCCTGTCATTTGCCTCTACGCAGCTTAGCTCATACAGACCATCACTAGCCCAAAGCTTAGCCCGATATACGCCAAAGCTATTTCTTTCCACTAATGAAGGGTAATTCTCAGATTTATCAATAATGCCTTTCATCATTAACACGCATTCATCAAATGACCCTATTTCAGCGGAGTCACTAATTAGTCGTGATTGTAAAGTCTTAGGGTAAGCCTCAGAAATAATCATTTCTTCCAGCTCATCAGCGGTGTAAACCGTATTGGAATTTGCAGTAACGGCACAAGTTAATAGAGTTAAAAATACCAGTGATTTATTCATAGCCACCCCAGCACTTATGTGATATTAATTCATGTTATGCGAATGTTATCAAAGTGGCAATAAAAAACCTGCCGAAGCAGGTTAGTTAATTATTACTTTCTACCTATATGAAATGCATCTATTCGATCTATTCGTATGCGCCACAAAAATGCAGGCATATCTGCACTTGGATGGCTTATAATATTGACATCTTTCATATGTACAAACCTAGGAAAATGCTCGTTGCTATCATCAAAATTATCTATTAATTCATTGTAGTACTGTATGTTTTCATCATTAAATGGCAGGTCACTCGTTTCTTTAACCAGCTTTAAATTTGATTCAATCCATTCCTTTTCGCCAACCAAGGTGCCAGAATAAATGATACCTCCTGCTGAAACTGTTATCGGATGAGAATAGCCACCATTAACCATAAGTGCTAAATCATATAATCTAGGGTCAGGGCTATTAATTGAATCTAAATAATCTTTCAGAATTCTTTGCTCTTGGATATTAACTATTTTAGCCACTGAAAACTCCTTTTTATGCTTGTAGCATAGTCATTAATCATACATATTGTTCAATTAGTATGCGCCTATTACCAACACTTGGACACAATAATCTGTAGCATATGAATTAATGTTTCCTTTTCAGTAAATTAAGATGCTTGAACTTATTTAATGCCATAAAGTTTAGGCAATAAAAAACCCACCGGAGTGGGTTAGTTGCTTTTATTAATCTTTTCTTCAAATAATTGTTTTATTTTTAATGGTATAAAAAATGAACATAAAAAAGCCACAATACTAAAAAAGCAAATCAACACCTCTAATGAGGTTAGCAGCCAAGTGACATTACTTGTGGCAGCATTACTTGCAGTATTTTGTTGCTGGGGTATTACTAGATAGTATGTAAAAATCAAACACAAAACTATCAAATAAAGAAAAAATAAAAATAAATACCGCTGAAACCTAATGTTAAATTTTCTCTTACCTCTGTATGAATCTTCTTCGTTTGCCCCATTCATGGTTGACGCAGCTACTTCACCAGATGTAGATATTACTAGTAGTAAAAAACCAGTTAATATAGAAAAAATATTAGCTATGAAGTTAAGTAAGTCTTTGTTGTACCTTATTTTTTCATAAAATAAAAACGTCAATACGCCAGCAAGCAATGGTATCGCAAGAAACGCTGCTATGTATTTGATATCTCTGCCTCTCAATATCATATATACGCCTCTACGATTGTTAAGTTGCTATAGAATACTATAGTGTATACTCGATGAAATCCTCTAGAATTTCTTTCGCATTTGTGTCTTTTATTGTTTTTGTCCCGTATGGAGCTGTGAAATAATCTCTTTTAGTCTTAATCTCAGAACTCTTGATCATGCTCCCCCTTCTTGTGACAATAAAGAAGTCCTCTGATAATTCGTCTATATACTTTTCAATGTTATCAGTTGCTTCATTTATTAACCCCAAGTTCTCCTTATACCCTAAAGTCAATGTCCCATAAAAAGGTTCTTCATCTTCCTCTTTGGAAAAAATACTTAATTTAGACTTTACCTTTATATCATCGATATCTTTGGCGGTTGTCTGAACTGCGATTCCAATATTTCTTATTTTCTCTGCTCTTATTTTTTGTATCGTACTTTTATCAATTTTATCCCTAACGTTAAGCTCCAAGCCTAAAGCTTTAAAAATTGCATTCATACTAGATGAATGATGTGAGCTTACGATCTGGCTTATGGCGTATATATCGCTATCATCAATAATCACAAAAATATGTCTTTTGTCATAATTCTCGATGCGCATCAAATCATCACTTTCCTTACTACTCTTTCCCTTATTGACAGAAGGGGTAACTGAAACAGAAGCATCTGGATCATAAAATGTAAAGTGAGCAAAAAACGATTTACTTTCATCCATAAACTCAAGTTTTCTTATTCTTATCTTCGTACTTTTATCTATTTCAAAATCTGCCCCCTCTTTGAACCTTTCGTTTTTTTTCAGAGCCTCAACAATACTGCCTTTATAGGAAAACCCTAGCAGATAACTGGTTGCCTTTTTGGTTAACCCTTTCTTAGTATTTTTTTCATAAGCAAAAGCCATAACTCATCCCTACGCTATATATATATTGATAAGTGATTTATTTTTTATAAGACTGAAAATAACTCATAGATAATATCAATATAACTTAAGGATCGTTATCTGGTAATTTGATCAGGGATTAACACTTAATCACTGGCAACTCATCGAAATTTGTAGTGTAAGCAGGTGACAACATTTCGCGTTTCATCTGGTATCCATTATCACCACCTTTCGCAGCAAACCAGACTTTACCTAGGCCACTATTGTTTATGGTGTCTAATGTTTTCATCAGTTCATCACCGTTCTTAAATGGCTTTTGAGTCGAAAACATATCGAACTGAGTAATATCTGAATTTGTGAAGTCAGACAACATTATCCCTGCTTTGTAATACCGATAACCATCTCGCCATATGGAATCTAGGCCACGCATGGCAGCATTGATGATATCCCGCGTATCGCTGCTAGGGTATTCAAGCTTAATGCTGGCACTGTTGGCATAATCCTCTCCCGAGGCGTGACGACTAGTTTGTATGAATAGACCAATGATTCGACATCGCTGCTTTTCTTCGCGTAACTTCTCCGCTGCACGTTCTGCGTAATCACAAACGGCCTTACGCATAGTTTCAATATCTAAAACCTTCTTACCGAACGAGCGAGAGCATAGTATTTGCTGCTTAACCTTTCTGACTTCTTCAAGATCAATACAAGATTCACCGTTAAGCTCTCTTAGCGTCCTTTCTAGTGTCACGCCAAAGGTTTTACGTATTGTAGCCACTGATGCATTAGCCAAGTCTAAAGCGGTATAAATACCCATAACTCTCAACTTGGCTGAGATTCTACGGCCAATGCCCCAGACCTCTTCTATAGGAGTTAGTGACAGTAATTTTCTTTGCCGATTTCTATCAGATAGCTCGACAACACCGCCCGTTTTCTTCCAAGTTTTAGCTGCATGGTTAGCAATCTTAGCCAGAGTTTTAGTGGGGCCAATTCCAACGCCAACAGGTAAATGAGTTCGCTGCAATATCGTTGATTGAATTTCTCGCCCGTACTCTTCTAAGTTAAATGTATGGGCCATGCCAGTGAAATCAAGGAACGCCTCATCTATCAAATATATCTCCAAGCGCTGAGCATACATTGATAACAGCGACATCACTCTATTGCTCATGTCAGCGTATAAGGCATAGTTAGAACTAAATATATTGATGTTGTTTTGTCGGTAATAATTTCGTCGCTCGTAGTAGAGCTCACCCATTTTTACACCGAGTTTCTTTGCTTCCGCTGACCTAGCAATCACACAACCATCATTATTACTCAGGACGATTACTGGCTTTCCTGATAAGTCTGGCCTAAACACTTTCTCACAGCTTGCATAAAACGAATTAACATCAACTAAGGCAAACATCACTGGGCCTTGTGAATAATGAATGTGACGACACCAAATATCTGCAAGTCCTGAGCATCACCAATGAGTATCGGCTGAAAGTCAGGATTCATCGGCATCAACATAGGCGGATGAGACTTTAGTCTCTTAACTGTGAATTCACCATCAACGCTAGCGATAACAATGTCCCCATCCTTTGCCGCCAGTGCGCTATCGACGATAACAACATCACCGTCATTGATATTTGCATCAATCATCGAATTACCTTCGACACGCAACATGTATGTGC